GTTCGGGGATGTATAATATATGATTAGTAAATTTTATAACAACACAATACGTAATGTAGTAATTGCGTTCGGTTCTGTTTTCAACGACATTTATATTAGTAGAAGAGATTCTGCAGGTAAGGTGTCTCAAACAATGAAGATACCATTAGCGTATGGACCTAAGCAAAAGTGGTTAGCCCGCTTAAGGGAAGATCCAGATGTTAATAAGAAGGTAGCGGTAACACTGCCCCGCATAGGTTTCGAAATCACTAGTTTAGCATATGACTCAACACGAAAACTTAATAAATTAATTAAACTAAAGAAGGTAGCAAATCCTAATGAAGCTAACTCTGTTTATATGCCAATACCATATAACATCGACTTCTCCTTAGATGTATTTGCAAAGAATTCAGATGACGCATTACAAATCGTAGAGCAGATTTTACCATACTTCCAACCCGAGTATACTGTAACCATGAGGGAGCACCCCGATATGGATATCATTAGGGATGTACCTATTGTTCTAAACAGTATAGATTACGAAGATAATTATTCAGGGGAATGGTCAGAGAGACGGGCTATTATATACTCTTTAAGCTTCACGGCTAAGTTTCATTTATACGGTCCTACTTCTACCGCTAAGGTTATTAAGAAGGTTGAAGTAGATCAATACACCGATCTACCTGAAAACATGCCTAAGAGAGAGCAAAAGCTTACGGTTACACCTAACCCTATTACAGCTGAAGCAACTGATGACTTTGGCTTTAATGAAGAGATATCATTCTACCAGGATGCTGGAGATTAAGAATGGGTATTATAGATGATGCGTTAGATATTGAGCCTACAATTAAGCAAGAAGAGATTAAAGATGTTGCCGTTGTATCCAATGATATGGATATCGATAGTGATTATGAATATATAAGAAGAAGTCTTTACGGCTTAAATGATAAAGGTGATGAGGCTATTGAGCTTATGCTTGACCTCGCAAGAGAATCAGATCACCCTAGGGCGTATGAAGTCCTAGGTCAGCTTATTAAAAACAACGCTGAGATCGCCGAGAAGCTAATGAAGCTTCAGAAGTCAAAGAAAGAGATAACTGGTGGCACCCAAGAGATGCCTGCCCAAAATACAACTAATAATAACGTGTTCATTGGCTCCACTAACGACTTACAAAAACTACTAAATGATGTGCCCGTGATTAATGGCCAGACAGAATAACCACTACCTAGGTAATCCACACGTACGAGGTTTAGATGATGTACATGATTGGACAAAGGAAGAGATATTAGAATTTAAGAAGTGCAAAGATTCAGCTGTCTACTTCGCCGAGAACTACTGTCAGGTTATTCACGTTGATCGAGGACTAGTACCATTTAAACTGTATGATTATCAAAAAGAGATGTATGATCATTTTGATAATAATAGATTTACTATAGTACTGGCTTGTAGGCAATCAGGTAAGTCAATTTCAGTTGTAGCTTATCTATTATGGTATGCCTTATTCAACACGGAAAAGACTGTAGGTATCTTGGCTAATAAAGGCGATACAGCTAGGGAAATGTTATCCCGTATAACGTTAATGCTAGAGAACATACCTTTCTTTCTACAGCCCGGATGTAAAGCTTTAAATAAAGGTTCTATAGAGTTCGCTAATAATTCCCGTATACTATCAGCTGCCACATCTGGTTCATCTATTCGTGGTAAATCTCTAAACATAATTTACTTGGATGAGTTTGCATTCGTAGAAAATGCTACGGAATTCTATACTTCAACATACCCAGTTATTTCATCTGGTAGATCAACCAAGGTTATTATCACATCTACGGCTAATGGTATTGGGAACATGTATCATAAGTTATATGAAGGTGCCGTGCAAGGTACTAATGAATTCAAGCCATTTAGGGTTGACTGGTGGGATGTACCTGGTAGGGATGAAGAATGGAAGAAACAAACCATTGCTAATACATCGGTACTACAGTTTGAGCAAGAGTTTTTAAATTGCCTAGAAACTAATTGCCAAATAACTATTCTTATAAGTAGTAAGGTGTATGAAATAAGAATAGGAGACTTATATGAAATCATTAGAAGGGGAGATACATCTGGTATACCTGTTGACGAGGAAATCAGATCAAAAGCAATACGCTGGTATAACGATGAAGAGTCATATCAAAAGGAGCTACCATCGATTTGCAAATCTTAACACCTTCAGGATTTCAGAAGTTTGACGGTATTAACAGAACTAAGCACTCTGAGTGCTTGAAGTTTACTTTTGACGATGGTACTAGCTTTAAAACTTCTTTAAAGCATAAGTTTATAATTAAGGGTGAAGAGCGCTATGCTTTAAATATAAGCATAGGTGATAATATTGGTAAAGTGGTTACTAATATAGATCATATAAAGAGTGAGGAGAACTTCTTTGACCCTTTAAATGTAGAGAATGGTAGTGTATATAATCACGATAATAATTTCATATCACATAATTCGTTCTTAGGGACAGGTAATACCTTGATTAATGGTAATGTATTACTAGGACTTAAATCTCAGGATCCTATTAGTATCAATCACAACGTTAGTATATATTTTGACCCTATAGAAGATCATGAATACTTAATGCTGGTAGATGTATCTAAAGGTAGGGGGCAAGACTACTCTACCTTTAATATTATTGATATCACCGGGGAGATATTTAAACAGGTAGCCGTGTATAGAGATAATACTATAAGCCCTATACTGTTCCCCGATATAATTAATAAGTATGGTAATATGTTTAATGAAGCATACGTTATTATTGAAAGTAATGATGCTGGCCAGGTCGTGTGTAATGGACTATACTACGACATTGAGTATGAAAATGTATATGTTGAGAGTGCTGTTAAAGCTGGTGCTATCGGAGTAACAATGACCAAGAAGGTTAAGCGCATTGGCTGCTCTAATATTAAAGATATTATTGAACAAGGTAAGCTTGAGATAGTAGATGCTAACACAATATACGAGATGAGCTCTTTTGTATCTAAAGGTAACTCTTTTCAAGCTGATAAGGGGTTACATGACGATCTCATGATGAACTTAGTACTATTCGGCTGGTTCACCTCCACAGCGTTCTTTAAAGAGTTATCTGATATCGATATGAAACAATTACTTTACGCCGAGAGAGTTAAACATATGGAAGATGATCTAGTACCGTTTGGTATAATTAATGATGGAACTAATAGTGATGAAGACTTGTTTATAGATAATGGATTACATGTCACCACTTGGCAACCATAATAGGATCTAGTATATCGTTTTCTAATTTAATATAACAATTAGAACATACTACAATAGAATCCTTTATTAAATCTAATACAGGTTTTCTAGCTTCTTCATTTAAACCTGTAGACCTTGATATACTGATTATATCTTTATGATGGGGCCAATACATTAAACATATTGTCTCACTCTCTTCACAGTTTATACACTCCATTACCTCTAATTGCTCTCGCAACCATATATGACGTTTTCGGTAGTTTCTATTTGATACATTTTTAAAAGTATCTTTATACTTATCGTATAAAGGCATTTTCCCCCTCCCACATAGTGATTATATACTAGATCCAGATAATAGGCAACTATTATACGGTATTTATTTAAAGAATAAAATCCTCTAAAAATATCAATCGAGAGTTGTTTTTTTATAAATATGTGTGTATAATAATACACTTTTTTAAACCATAGGAGAAATAAACAATGGGCTTTCAAGTATCCCCTGGTGTGCAAACTAAAGAGGTAGATCTAATTAACAACATTCCAGGCTTAGCTGTTTCTAATGGCGGCATGGTTGGAACGTTCGAAAAGGGTCCTATCGATGAAGTAGTTACAATTGGTTCAGAGGCAGAATTACTATCTGTATTTGGTAAACCAAACGGTAACAATTTCGAAAATTGGTTCAGTGCATCTAATTTTTTACAATATAGCAACGTATTACACGTTGTTAGAGCGGCTTCGGGCGTATTAAACGCTACTGCTAACGCAGCTGGCCTTTTAATCAAAAATAAAGAAATCTACGACAACACTTATGCAGATGGTTCTGCTTCAGTTGGTTCATGGGCTGCACAATCTGCAGGTACCTTGGGTAATGGTTTAGGTGTTTCTATTTGTCAAGGCGCTGCGGCGTTTGAGGAAGACTTATCATCATCGAACTCGGTTAATGATGCTACTGCAGCAGCTGGTGATGTAACTATTACCGTTGATGATGGAACAGCTTTCGCGGTTGGGGACATTGTTCACTTTCAAGAGACTGATGGCCAGGAATATGAAGTAACAAGTATTGCTACTCACGTTCTAACTATTAGACAGAAAGACGATCCAAACGGTGGTGGTCTTGTATCAGCAATTGCTGACAACACTCTAATTAGACGTAGATGGAGATTTAACGACTTGTTCGATTCTGCTCCAGGTACTTCTACATGGGCTACAGACAAAGGCTTAACAGCTGGTACTGATGAAATGCACATTGTAGTATATGACACAACTTCTTCAATCACAGGCTTCGATGTAGATGTAGCAGGTAATAGAACAAACGGTGTTATTGAAACTTACGATTTTGTTTCTAAGCACCCTAATGCTAAGACTCCACAAGGTGGTACTAACTACTACGTTGATATTATCAATAGTAAATCTACTCAAGTATATTGGATGGATCATTCAACTGCAGGTACTGATTGGGGAACTAACTTAGTTTCAGGTGGAGCAGATACAACTTTCGTTGATGCTGGCCTTCCAATCGTTGATGCATGTACAGGTGGTACAGATGATTACGCAGCAACAGTAGCTGAATTGAAGTCAGCTTATGATTACCTTGCAAATACTGAAACGGTTGATGTTAGTTTAGTTATTGGTGGTTCAACAGTAGCTGGTTCTGATGGTGTTACACACGCCGCTAACATTATTAATCTTTGTGAAAAGCGTAAAGATTGTGTTGGTTTTGTATCTCCAAGAAGAGCTGATGTTGTAGGTGTTACATCTAATATCACTCAAACAAACAATGTTAAAGATTTCTTTGACTTACTTAACTCATCTTCTTACATTGTATTCGATTCAGGGTATAAGTATATGTATGATAAGTACAACGATGTTTATCGTTGGGTACCATTAAATGCTGATATTGCAGGTTTATGTGCGAATACTGATAACGTAGCAAGTCCATGGTTTAGTCCTGGTGGCATGACACGTGGTCAGATCAGGGGTGCTGTTAAGCTAGCTTACAATCCAAGTCAAACACAAAGAGATATTCTTTACCCGGCACGCGTTAACCCAGTTGTTACGTTTCCAGGTCAAGGTACTGTTTTATTTGGTGACAAGACTGGTCTTGCAAGACCTTCAGCGTTTGATAGAATTAACGTTAGACGTTTATTCATTGTTCTTGAAAAAGCTATTTCAACAGCTGCTAAAGCACAAATGTTTGAAATTAATGATGATTTTTCAAGAACATCATTTAAGAATATGGTAGAACCTTTCTTACGAGATGTTCAAGGCGGTAGAGGGATTACTGATTTTAAAGTTGTTTGCGA